TCTAAGACTTCGTATATGCCGTTGTCGTTGATAACCACAGCACCCATTGACATCATTGATGTAGCAAGGTGTGAGGCTTTCTCAGGCACATAGTTCAGTTCGGTTGAAACATCAGCGTTTACGCCAAGGCCAATAGCCGAGGTGTGGTACGCCATATTCTTGCCGCCAGTGATTGCAGACGTTGAGAAGATCTTGAAACCAAGAAAGCTTTTCATTGTCATGCCGCCAGCAAACGGAAGGTTCTGATCACCTACAAAGTCTGAACTTGCAAACTCTGTAATGTTGAATAGATCAGCATAACCAGCCGGAGACATTGCAAGATAGCGGTTGCCGTCCTCTGGAATATCGGCTGAACCAAAAGTCTCAAACAATGAGAGAAGGTTAGCCTTGGTAACAGCAGCACCAGTAGCACTGATCTGAGTTGAGTTAGCACCAGCGTCCATTGCAGTGTAAAGGATTTCGTCAGTCTTACGACCAAGAGCAGCAGCAGCAGATTGTGCTACAGCCTGACGCTCATCAATGTTGGTCTTTAACTCGTCCAGCTTGTCAATGTACTCAGCAGCATAGAAGTCTGCCATTGTTGCTTCTACGGTTGTATGCACCAATTCCATCGGTGTCACAGAACCGTTTCTAGATTTCGTTGAAGCAGAGCCAGTTCCGATTTTCTGAAAGCGAACAGTGTTACCACGGACATTACCAGATGTGCGTACTGTATTGCGGAGCTTAGACCCCATACGCTGATAAGCCATGTGAACCTCGGACTCAAACTGCTTAATGAAAGCTACGTCAATTGTATTAGCCATTCGTTAAGTTCCTTGTCTAAAAGAAGTTACATTTACATCGCGGTTGTCCGTCTCTCTCGTCATCCAGTTATCCCAATGGGGCTGTCAGTTTGAAACAGGCCGTATGCTATTGGAATGGCATCTCTACATGAGGAGCGCAACGCACAAAACGGACACACTCAAAGCCGTTTACAGTGGTTGGTTCATCACAAAACAAAAATCCTAGCCAGTTCAGCCATTGCAAGGTTGCTATATGATCAATAGGAACTACATTCTCAACCACATCCCAGCGGTCACAGAAGTATTGCAGCATGTTTTTTGAAGCGCGAAGAAACTTCCTTGGGTGCTTGTCAATCTCATCAGTGCCAAGAAGCCAGATAGTGCCTGTCTTCATCTCACTATCATCATAGATAGGAACTACACCAAACATACAAGCAGGTGTATTTTTGTGAAGTGCTGTGAATGTTACAGCATCCTTTCGCATTATAGGATAGCGCAACGCCCGCCAAGGCGTTGCACCATGTATCATGCACTCTCTTACATCAGGTGATCGCAGATGATTTTGCAGATATTCTGCATGCTCATAAGTAGCTTCTACGATCTCTACATCACCATCTACATGGAATGCATTATCTGTAGAGTTTGGAAAAACCATCATCGACTTTTTTAACAAATGCCATATCCCTTTGTGCCGGATTCCAGTAACGAGGATCTTTCTGCATTGCTTGCAAATCTTCTAATGTAGTTGCCGCAGCCGCAGTAAAGTTGCCATTAGGTGTAGCTTGTTTGCCATCTGCCATTAAGTATTCAATAAACTTAATGCCTTGTGCTGATCCAGCAAGCAAGACTGCTTGATCTTGAAACTCTTCTGGCAGGCTATTTTCAGACCATAACTGAGCAGCTTCAATGCGAGCATCAGCATTTTCGCCTAATGATAATCTTTCAGCTTCTAAGTCTGGTTCTTGAGATTCCATATGTTCTGCATATTTAGCAATGCCAGCAGCAAACTCTTCTTGAGAGTAACCATTTTCGTGAGCATGATCTGCCCACCATGCAAGCATTTCATTATCAACTGCTTGTTCTTCATCTATAATGTCAGGCAATTCATAATCACCAGCCGTTTCCGGCCTACCTTCAAGGGCTTCTATCTCAAGCTCTTGTTCTAGTTCAGCCCTTATATCATCCCTGCCTTGTCCTAGTTTGGATTCCAGTGATGAATAAGATGCTGCCATATCTTCTGGTGAGTTGAATTTCTCTGGCAACCACTCAGGACGCTCAGAGACAGGTGCTTCTTCAACTGCAACTTCGTCAGCTAATTCCACATTATCTGCTTCATTCATTGTTGATCTACCTTTTGTCCATGATTAATACGCCTCTCAATGAGGCCAACAAGATACCGCTGCCCCTCAAGATGGCGCAGTTCGGCATCACTTGCATTCGGCCCTTGAACGGATTCAATGGTTATCGAACGCAAATACTTTAAAACGGCTACGCCGTTTGGTGTTTTGAATACAGAGTTTATATTACGAGAGATGAGATCATCATCTGTTTTGGGGCGTGGAAAATTATCCACCCCCAAGTGAAGGGATTTGCGTTGCATCTACGCCCTGCTGTTGTTGTTGCTGTTGATATTGTTGTGCAGCTTCTAACAACTGTTGCCGTTCCACTTTATCTCTCACTAGATTGTCTGGCACTCCAAACTTCTTAGCGAGATACAGCGCAACGTCCTCAGAGTTAATAAGTACGTTAAGAACCTCTGGCCCGAATGTAGCACCGACCATTTGCAAATAACGTGAGACTGCGCTGATGTCCTGATTGGCTTGTGCTTGCGCCAATGGTGACACAGACCTGACTTTGACTTCCCGCCCATTAATGGATGGAACTTCAATACGGCCTTGCTTCTTCAGAATGTAAACAACACGCTGCAATACTGGCTGAACCATCTCAGCCTGCAACCTGCCGAAAGCTGATCCAATACGTCTGGATAGATCAGCCATGCGTTCTGCTATTTCCGTAGCAGACGCAGGTGTTTTGTTGGGATCGCCCAACATATCATTGTAAAGCGCACGTTTGATGTTTGTACGCATATCATTCAAGACAAGATTGGCTACGTCAAAGTTACCTGCGTTCTTGATTGGCTGTAAGCCAGCCGAACCCATAGCCTTTGGAATAATTGTGCCTGGCACAAGATTGATTGTATCAGTGTTTATGATGCCATCATCATCCATCTGGTACACACCAGAGATAGCCATCTGTGCATTCTCAAGCACCAACTCAATAGTAAGGTTAGTAGTTTTGATTGCACTAAGGGCGTTAATTAGAGGGCCGCGCCCATATACTTCGCCGCTAGCTTTAGACCAACGGAAACACACAAACGGATTTGAGCCTGTGCCTTCATAGCTTTCTTGGAGAATGATTTCCTTATCGCCTACATTTACAACATAGTAATCAAACCTGTCTTCATTAGGTTTGCTATAGTTGCGGCAGATAACTTCTAATATTTTTGTTTTGGTATCTGGCTGATTAGCTACAGCCATTGTAGTCTTTTCTCCTAGAACCCCCTTTGGATATGCAATAGGGATCTCTGAGTTTTTAAGAGTGCGCTCTCTGTAAACGTGGTCAATCTTATCATCAGGCCCAGTATCGAGATGCACAGTTGGCAAAGGAATCGCATTAAACCTGACAGGATTAATTGCATCCCCTTCTTCAACCAAGAGAACGCCTGTTCCAACCGCGAGATCCATAAAGCTTTCATGTATTTCTTGTCCAAAATTAGAGTTCTGAATGACTTCAAAAACATAATCAGTAACTTCATCAAGGCTGTTATTAACTGTGTCTTGTTTGTCTGGCGGTATCTCAGAGCCAGCTACAAAGTCTGCCCATCTTGCAAAGTTGGGAACAAGACCAGCCTGCAACCTAGATGCAAACTCTTGCACACCAACAACAGCAGTTTCATCAAAAATCTTATCGTCACGCCTCTGACCCGGATTTTCCGTGTAGAAACTCTGACGCATAGGCAATGCGTACTCAAAGCAATCCTCAAACAAAGGCTCAAAATTTACCCGAGCTTGTTTAGCACGCTCGTACTTTTGCAGCATTCGTTCTGCAATTTGATCCATTAAAGAGTCTCGTCATAATAGCCAAGCGCAGCTTTGTTGCTTGTAAGCAAAGAACGCCTACCTGCACCACCGCCAACTTTCTTACGAGCAACCTGCTCTTCAGTCCGCTTTGCTTTAGCTTCCTCTTTTTTTTGCTGGGCTTCTGCTGCTTTATTGTCAGCTTCGATCTTATCATTAGGATCAACTGCTGGCTTTGATGAACCGCCACCTAAACACATAATTAAATTCCTCTCATAGCTATAAACTCTGTGTAACTGACTGCATTAATGCATGGCAACGCACAAAATTACATGCGCGACCAAAGACCTTCTCTTCTTTGCTTGGGCTTACGAGTGAACACATCAAATTCACGCTTGGCTTGGAATGGTCTAGGAGCGTTGCTCATGTTGTGAAGTATCTGCCTACCCTCACCAGAGCCAAGCATTAGGTACTGCAATGCATCATGGATGTGAGAGAAGTGGTTCTTGTCTGGCTTGTCAGCGTAACGCTCACCAGATACCTGCATACGTTTGTATTGATAACCACCTTCAAAGCCTTTAATGATTGTCCGGCAGCGTTGATCGATCAGCAAACCAGACTGCCCTTCGATCATTCTATTTAGTGGCGCAGATACAGATTCCAGACGCAAAGCCACATCATTAGATGGCGCAGGTCTTGCTGACAGGCCAGCACCACGCATTATCTGGAATGGTGTAGTCTCATCTGTCTGCGCTCTAAAGTCACCAGCCGGATCACCAAAGATAATAATTTCGCAGCCACCATATCTTGTTGCTATGTCTTGCCGCAGCACTTCGGCAAACCTTACAATGCCCATATCAAATGCCACAATCTCTTGTAGCAGCATCCATCTGCCGCGAACCTTTTGCCCAAAGACAGCCGCAGGCGTTAATCCAAAGTCAATGCCAATATAAACAGGCACACCATTGGCTACTGGTATCTCTTCTCTGGCTACATGGATGTCAGGTGCAAACATAGGATAGACAGGCTTACCATCCTTTATACTTCCGAGGCGGTTCATAACGTAAACATCGATCCAGCTTTTGGTTTTGCCCTGCACAATGTTCGGATAATAATCCTTCCGCATATTTAGTTTGTTCTCTGCGGTGTCGTTTGGAACGTATTCGGAGATGTCTCCGTCTTCGGTTTTGCGTTCTATCATTCCTGCGGGTTGTGTAAAGAATAGCCAGTTGTCTGGCTTGATCAGCATCTTGGCTTCTTCTTTTGCTATGTGATCTGGAACAGGAACCTCGCCTGACATGATAGGCCACCAGTGATCCTCCTCTGGTGCGTTGGTATCGCAGATAACGCCTGTCCATGTAGCTCCGCCATCTTTCATGGACGGAAAGCGGCCTACACGCATCGTACAAGCGTCTATGATGGATTTAGGTATCTCCCTTGCCTCGTTGACCCAGATGCCAGTCAGTTCAAGGGAGAGGAGCTTCTTGACATCTTCTGGCCTGTCAAGAGCAAGGAAGATTACTTCAAGGTCTATATCGTTCTTTTTGATGTGGTGCGTAAAAGGAACAGACCAAGTAAATTTACCCCACTGTTCTTCGGGAAACCAATCAAGCCAAGTCTTAATGGTTGTGGTTTTTAACTGCGGATTTGTGTTTCTGATCACAGCCCATCTGGAATGACGTTTACCATCTTCTGCTTTTTTCTGTTGTAAGGCTCTGCGGAATATTTCTACGCAACAACCAACAGACTTGCCTGACCCAACAGGGCCGCGCAAGCCACGAAAGAATACGTCTGATTTCATAAATGATTTCAGTACGTTGCCATCAGGCTTGTACTTAAAGTTGGTCAACCTTGTTATCCTTGCCAAACTTAATCATTTGAGAAACAACTTCCGGCCCGATAACCGCAATAAGTTTATCTGCTTCATAGTCAGTGCAGAACTCTTTCGGGTGATGGACAAGATGTACCTTCTTCACAACAGTGCGAAGTATCTCACGCTCTTCAACTTTAAGCGTATGCATAAAACTCATGTTCTATACTTCCTTACTTTATCTCGTACTTTTTTAGGCTGGCTAACGAATTGCTTACCAGACGCACGTCCTTTTCTTTTAGCAGCCGTGGTTTTGGCGTACTCCTGCGATGATAACGCTTTGATGGCAGCGGAAGGTAGATACCTTTCGCCAGTAGCTTTTGAACCTTGAGTAGATGGTTTTCCACTTTTAGTGCGCCACTTCTGTTCGCCCCACTTAAACAAAGATTTCTGTGGAGCTTTCAAGAGGTGTAGCCCCCACCTTTAGCTTTATAAGCTTTCGCAAGCATTTGCGCTTTACGAGCAGACCATTGACCAGAACCACCACCTTTGTTGCCAGCCTTGATGCGATTGAATAAAGACTTACGCATAGTTGGCTTGGTGTAGTTACCGGCTTCATTTACTTTGGACTTGCTCATTTCTTTTTAACTGGCTTCTTAGGTGGTCTGCCTTTTTTAGATCCATACGTTCCAATACCTTTAGGCATTTGCTCTTCCCTTCTTTGCTTTATTACGCGCACTAATTGCTCTGCCCTTTTTAACGGCATCTGCTTTAGAAGACGCACCCCATACTTGTAATGATTTAAGCAGCCGTGTAGGTCTGCCTTTCTCGTCACGCTCCGGCCCTTTAGCTGCGCCCATGCGTTGTAGGAAGCTTGCTCTGCGAGGATTATCACCAGCTTTAACTGGTGCTTTCATGCCTGTGCCTTTACGGCCTTCAGCATTTAATCCACCTTTAGGATTCTTGCCTGCCTTGCGTGTCCATGCCGGAGTAGTAGCCATTACTTCTTAGCAGCTTTTTTCTTTGCAGGCTTCTTGGCAACCCATGCTTCATTAGTATCAGGAGTTGCTTTGTTATCTGCTTTGAGAGTGCCATCAGACTTACGAGCGCGAACAATCTCATCACCAGCCTCAAGGGGGAAACATCTCTGGCTATCGGCAGTTAATGTTTCGCCTGTCTTGATCCTACCATCAGGCATAGTAATCGTTGCGCCTTCATAGATCGAACCGTTATGAAGTTTATATTTAGGCATCAGTACGACCTCTACGCTTTGTTAAAGCCTTACGCTTTAAACGCTGCGTTGCAGTTTCACGCTTTGACTCGCCGGATGTAATCTCTTTGGAAGACTGACCCTGATATGGGTTGTTTGTTTTGCCAACAGATGAGCCAGTGATAACTTCTTTAGGAAGCTTCAAGACTTGCCCTACACGGATTTTGTCAGCGTTCTTAATGCCTGGATTAGCAGCCATCATCTGACGAACAGATGTGCTGTACTTCTTTGCAATATCAGAAAGCGTATCGCCAGAACGTACAGTTACGTCCTTCTTAATCTTCTTAGGTTCAGGTTTTTTAGCTGTAGCTTTAGCAGCCGCTTTTCTCTTGGTAGCTTTTGCTACTGCTTTCTTTGACAAAGAAGAGCCAGTAGCAGTGGCTTTAGTAGCCGGAGGTTTAGGCTTGTCAGCCAGCTTCTTTGCTCTATCACGAACAGCATCAAGCCGCTTGTTTTCGCTTTTAGTAAATAAGCCAAACATTAATATACTCCTTGGGTTACAAGTTCATCTGTAGTGGGAAGATCATTAGAAGGGTCTGACGCAATAGCATCATAGTTATTCCGCATCTCAGTCATTGAGGAAGGAATACTCATCTGTGATGTTTGTAATAAGCCGGTAAAAGTATCCCATATCTTCTTACGCCTGTTAGTCATCGGGCCACGGAATACAAAATCCCCTGCGTCCTCGTCAGGCTCATCATCAAAGTCTACATCGATAACATTCGGCTCTTGAGGAAGATTAATGCGAACACGCATAGCATCTTCTTTGGAAGAACCGTCAGGGTTCTC